TGGTAATGAAACACTGGTCACAAAGAACTCTACTGCTTTCTTTTGGTCAGAACTCAGGGACAGTGTGGGCATTCTAACGTAGTATAGACTAGGGTTAGCAAAACCACCCGAACCCGCAACCCTTGCCTTTAGTGTATCTAAACTTAGATATCTCATTAGATCATTTTCCTTGCGTCTGCATATGCTTGACTTCTACCACCCTTCTGCCATTGTGCGGCGGGTAGGAAAGTCGCAATCTCCCATTCAGGTGATGGCACGAATGACAACTTGCCTTCTATCTGAGTTGTGAGATAGTGTTTGTAACAAGGTTTGAAATACTTGTGCTTCGATGAACTCTTCAGAAACTTATACGACAAGGTGAACTTGGTAGTCTCATCAAACCTTTTGTTATTTGTAATGTCCATCAATCCGTCGAGGAACTTTGCTCGTAGGGGAATGGGTAGATAATGTAGGTTTAGTCCATAGAACCCGCCAGGCGCAGGGCCAACCGCGATAACCAACGGGAACGCATCCCAATAAGGAAGAGTGTCTCTATGTTTTGCATCATAGAAAAACATGTACATAGAACCGGATGCGGACTTCCCCCGTTGTTCTATTGGGTCAGACCGCATCAACTCCCGACGATTCACTTGCATGTTCTGTACACGTTTACGGAACCATGCACGTGACTCCGCAGTGCGTGGAGTAATACCCGCACGGAACGCCTCGAACTCTACCTTCTGAAATAAATTACTTGCCACGTTTTTCGATCATCCTAGATGCTTTGTCTTCCCATACTTGTGGAAACAGACCGTGTACGAACAATACAAACGCAACACTCCATGCAAAACGTAGGTGTTGCCAGTATGTCTCGTTCACGTCTTCTAAATGTTTCATGAATCTATTTAGTCTTTTTTCTCTTGAATTTTGGCAGGGGTTTGAGTTTCTTCAAAGGTTTACCAATCATTGATTTTAACGGTTCAGTCTTCTCAGTCCAGATCTGGAACTCCCAACCACGATCCTTTGCGTATATGTTTGCAGCTTCCCACTTGTTCATGTTCTTGACATAGGTGTAACCCTCAGAAATGTATTTCTTGGTTCGTTTAGAACCGGTGGGTGGTTTGGTCTGTGCCTCTGGTTTGATCTCAACCAATACCGTCTTGTCCTCAAAAACAATTTTTAGATCCATGAAGTACCGGTGATACTTTCGATCTACTTCGTACAGGTATGGAATGACTACCTCTTCACTACTCCAACTCTTTACCTTTGGGTTTTCATCACACCATCGGAAACAATGACGTTCCCACATAGAACGATAAATAATGTTCGTGGGGTCACCCTCATATTTGGATTTATTCTTTGGTGTGTATTTTCCTTTATACGCCACAGTTTCCCTATAAATAGTTCTACAACAATTCATTTATTTAGAGGTTACAATGTCAAGCATTTTCGATGTTCCGGTTGGAAGCAAACTCACACCTCAACAGTTAAGAGAAGCTGCGGGTGCTGAGAGACCACCCCAAGAAGCTGTCTTGGCGGAATACAACGCTACCAAGAACGAGAACCCTACACCGGAAGATGCGCCGGATGCTTTAGTTGACGCTAACAGAGATTTCTTCTATCCCTTGCAAGGTATCTCCGATGCACCCGCAACAATCACATTCACCGCGCATAAAATCGATGGCATCTTTGACCTAGACAATTTTGTTGACGGTGGTATTCGTGAGAGGAAACTTCGAGAAGCAAATAAGGATGAAGCACGTGCTGTAGCAGAGGGTGAAGAACAAGAAGAATCTGCCAGTCAGATCAGAGCATTTTTAAAATCTTATGAGAACAATAATGCAGATAACCCTGTAGGATCGGTGAGACTACCTCTTTTCAATGGATTGAAATATGATGATGGTGTTACATACAATACTGCAAATCTTGGTGTGCTTGGTGTCGCGGGGGATGTTGGAGAAATTTCAGGAGACGATGGACGATTGGGTGGTGCTGCAAAAGCACTAGGTTCACAGTTTGCTGCTAAAGCTGTTGGTAACTTAACAACTGCTGGTGCTGGTGCTGCTGTGTCGAAGGTGTTGGGTGGCGGCGCGTTTGCTGGTGCGTTAGTTGGTGCTGCAGCAGGTGGAGATACAGCAGAAACTTTTGGTGCAATTGCAAAAGGTGCAACTAGAGTTTCGTCTGCACCTAATGAGAGAGTTTTGTTTGATAAAGTCAACTTGCGTACCTTCGCATTTACATTTAAGATGATAGCACGAAGTGCTGAAGAAGCAAGGATGATCAAAAATATCATAAAGTTCTTCCGACAAGAATTGTATCCTGAATCGATCAAGATCACACCCGAAGGTGCACCTCTTGCCTATGAGTTTCCAAATGTCTTCTCTATTGATGTTGTCAACAGACAAAAGTATAATCCAGGCTTCGATATTCAGAGATGTTATCTTACCAGTGTAAGCACCACATTCAATGGTACTGCAACAGGTCTATTTAACGACGGTCAGTTTGTTGAGTCAGAAGTTTCATTGAGCTTCTCAGAACTCAGTGCACTAGACAAGTCCAAAATTCGTAAAGGTTTCTAATGTCAAATTATTTCAAGTCATTTCCAAAAGTTGCCTATCTTTTCGGGGACGAAGATCAACCGGTATCATTTCAGAAACTCTCTCAGTATTCTGATTTAATCGATCAATTCCGCGACGACGTTTCTGCGTATCTCGAATATGAGATTCGCGATGGAGATCGTCCAGACACTTTATCGTATCGTTTGTACGAGAAGAGTACATACGATTGGACTTTCTTTTTGATGAATGAGACTCTTCGTGAGACTGGTTGGCCTATGACAGCACAACAAGTAGTTGATCGAGGCACCAACCATTTCTATAAAAATTATGTTGCGAGACTTCAGATATCGACTGGGGATTCTGCGTCAGAGTTCGCATCCATCTATCCTGTTGGTACACCGGTTCTGGTCAGCGGAAAGAAGGGTACAGTTGTTCGTAAAAATTTAAACGTGGGTGAGATTGTTATTTCATCTGACAGTGATATACGAACCGGTACTACTCTCGCGTATCAGTTACCCGACAGTTCTGATCCATTGCAGTTGGGTGCTTCACTGACAAACACGGTGTATGAGTGGGAAGGTACACACCATTATGAAAACGATTCCGGTGAGTGGTTGGACAAATACTTTGACAACCTCTCTGGTGCCGTTCTAAAGACCAACCTAGACTATCTGTTCGATCAAAATGATGCGTCCAAGAGGATTCGTGTCATTCGAAAAGAAAATGTGGATTCACTGGTTGGTGAACTCAAACGATTACTGGCCATTGACTAATGTCTCTTAATCAATCACGATTCACTATTATCAACGCTGATCTTATCTTGTCAACGGACAAGGAACAGGCGAACGTGATTGATATTCGCAACAACATCGTCGAAATAGTGTTTTATGAAAGCATTAACAAACCGTTCATAGACGCACGAATTGTGGTACTCGATGACTTCGGCCTACGAAACGACTTGTCTACTTCTGGTACTGAACGTCTTAATATTGTTGTCGCGGACGGAAACGAACCATTGCAAGGTGTTATTGAGAAAACCTTTTTCTTCTCAAAAGTAAATGACGTTGAGAAGACCAACGAACGCAGCGAATTATTGTCGATTGATCTGGTAGAGGAACATGTGTTTCTGAATGCAATCAAGTCAATTAGTCGTTCATATGAGTCAACCTTAGAAGAAGCGATTTCAGATATTGCGGCGCGTGACTTAGGTAAGACTGTTGTCGAGACGGAGTTTTTCCAAAACAGTGCACAGGGTGAAAGGAAGTTTGTGATTCCCTACATGAGTCCACTAGAGGCAATCAGTTGGTTGAAAGATCGAATGACAACTCGCACGGGTTCTCCATCCTATCTGTGTGCAGACCTTTATAGTCCGTTTCTATACTTCGAGTCTCTGGACAATCTTCTACAAGAGGAACCCATAAACATAAAACTACCTTTGCGGTTCACCGATGCGTCTGCGAGTGCAGATGATGAAATGGAAGGACTAAAGATATATTATCAAATCAAAAACTTCCAAGAGGTAGACGCAGACGACATGTTGTCTCTGTATGAAGAGGGTGCGATAGGTTCTGGGTATACTAACATAGATGCGGGTACAGGTCAAGCGTTTTCTTCGCACGTAACAATACGAGAAGTATTAGAAGACTTTTATACCGTCGGTGTTATGCCAAGAGCATCACATCAAACAGTCTTCGATCCTTCGTTGTCTATTGATGGAAGACCATCCGATGAATACGATGCACTAAATATCCATCAAGTGACTTCGTCGAAGACCTATGGTCAGTTCAAGAGTTATCATGATGAACAACCGGTGATCGAAGGTTTGAATGTTTCGGAGTCCAGACTCAAAGTAAAGAACAAGATCATACGACAAGTTCTACGGAAGAATGTCATCGACATTGAGATGAACGGTGCATTGTTTTTAGAGAAACGTATATCGCCTGGCCGAAGAATGAGAATTCTGTTCTTGAACTCAAACACAAGAGCGGACTCGAAAGATCTAAGTAAGTCTATTGATGTGAAAAAGAGTGGTGACTATCTGTTGACAAACACATTTCATCGTATGTCCAATGACAACCATCGTATAACGGCTCGACTTGTTAAGTTGGGTGACTTACCGAGCGACTTCGTCCTATGAATATTTTAAGACCGATCAACAAAGAGTTTTATGGTGACGACGTTCGATGGTTCTTCGGAACGGTTATCAATGCACAACCACCCGCAGGGTATGAAGGTCGTGTAAAGGTTCGAATCAACGGTGTACACAATCCTAAGATCTCTGAGATACCAGAGAAAGATTTGCCTTGGGCACAGGTCATGATTCCATCGACTGAGGGTGGCGTTTCTGGTTATGGGCGCATACCACAAATCCTTGCGGGATCATTTGTCTTTGGTATCTTTCTTGATGGTCAGACTTCTCAGATACCTCTGGTGATGGGTACACTACCACGAGTTGAGTTCCCGACGAATACACAAACAGGTAAGATCGGTAACAGGGAAAAGTCTACTCGTATTCAAAACAGTGTTACAGAAGTATTGGCAGAAGACACCGAACGAACAACAGCGGTGCAGTTGAGACGACAACAGTCAATGAAGTTTTTTCTGGACAACGGTTACAATCTGATTCACGCTGCAGCCATCACCGGTGCACTACAGGGTACATCGGGGTTTGCAACATTTAATGCATCCGAAGACGAAACACTTATCGGAATCGCATCGTGGAATAGATCAAACACCGTGGGAAGTCGATTCAACAATCTGTTAACGTTTTCACAAAGTTTCCAACCCATTGTCGATTGGAAACTCTACTCCACACAGTTGCAGTTTGTATTGTACGAACTGAGAAACCGATTTAGTTCAGCGAACCGAAAGTTGATCAACACCGAAGACATCAAGGCTGCAAGTGAGTCCATAAATGAGTATTATCTTTTCACAACAAATGACACGGAGAATCTGGCACAGATCGCATATGATGAGGTGTTTGTATGAGTGAGAAAGCAAAGTTAAAGGCTCAACTACAGAAAAGTGTCAGTGGTCTAGGGAATGATGTACTAGACCAAGGTGCACAAGCGGCATTAGAGTCACGAAGAAATTCTATCGAGACTCAAGCAGGTGGTATTGCAAATGAGATCAATGGTGGTGTTCAGTCACTAACTCAGAAGTTCGATAAGTTTCAGAACAAACTGAATAACACTACCACCGAAGGTTTGATTACTGACGGTGCACAGAGTCTTGAAAACATGACTCACGAGATGGTCAATGAACAGATATCAAAGATCACGGGTTCGTTCGGTTCTAAGGTTGAGGTTCAGTTTGTTCTTGATTCTGACGGTATTGCGTATCCAGACACATCAAGTTTG